ATGAAGTAATGGGCTGCGCCCTCCTTCCAGCCGTAAAGAATGGGCTCGTGTCGCCAGTGGTAGTCCTGGCGGCCTATTACAAACTGATTCTTTTCCCAGATTAAGACCTCTGCCAACTTGAACCCGGCAGCATCGAAGGCTTGACGAAACGTCAAGCCTTCGATGTCTGCGTGGAACACGTAGACAGCGGCTCCTTCTCTTGCGACGTCGCAATAATTGGAGAAAATTCTGAAAAGGAAATTGTAAAAATCGTCCTCATCCATCTTGTCGTTTAAGATTTCGTTTGTGGTCCGGGTGGTGTTCCGTCTATAGCTGCGCTCCAGGGCCTTGTCCTTCGCCTCATAATCTACGTTATAGGGCGGATCCGTCAGAATGAGGTCCGCTTCGGAACCGGCCATAAGGATGCCAATGTCTGAAAAGTCGGCGGCATCTCCGCACATTAGCCGGTGCTCTCCTAACTGCCATATATCGCCGTATTTCGTGACCGGCTCCGTTCCTTCTGCCTCCTCCAGGGCCTTGTCGACGTCGTAGTGATCGTCATTGGCCTCCTGGGTAAGGTCTACTTCTGCGAAAAGCTCCGCCAGGTCGTTTGTGTCGAAGCCCGCCGCCATAGTGTCGTAACCGGCACTTTCAAGCTGAATAAGAAGGCCCATAAGGGCGTCTTTCTCAAATTCGCCGCTTATTTGATTCAGCGCAATATTCGCCGCGATCTCGTCGTTCTTATCGGGAAGGCTTACGATAATGACCTCGGCCTCCTCATATCCTAAATCCATCATAACGGTGCGGCGCTGGTGGCCGCCTATGATGGTCCCGTCCTCGTTGATAACAATCGGATCTATGTAGCCATGCCGCTCAATGCTGGCGGCCAGCTTTTCGTATTCCACGTCGCCCGGCTTGAGCGCCTTGCGCGGGTTGTATGCTGCGGGCTTTAACTCTGTAAGTTTCCGTTTCTCAAGCCGCATTAAATCGCCTCCTAACGTATCAAAAATCGCTGAAAACGTATCACTTCAAGCGATTTTTGTATTAAAAAAGCCGCTTCGCGTAACGAAACGGCAAAATTTTTTTTGATTTTATGGGGGAAAATATCGGGCCTTCCTCGCCCCGCAAGGTTTATTTTTGTCAGGAAGTACCTTTTTATTTTTTCTTCGGGTATGCCCTTGCATTTTGGGCCTGCGGCCTGGCTGCCCTGCCTCTCTGTCTGTCCGTTGCGACGTCGCAACACTCAAGGCCCGCCGCGCCTCCCTCTCAACTCTGTTAAAGCCTTCGCTCTGTGCGCTGCCTTCGCGTCTTAAGGTGCGCTATGTTTCGCTCTGCGTGCTGTGCTCGCCCTACTTCCTATGCCCTCCCTCAGCCTTTCCCTCGTTTCCTCTCGCCTTCTCTATTCTCTGCCTGCAAAATGGCATAAAAATAGGGCGGCTCTATATGCGGGGTACATACAAAGCGGCCCTATTTTACGGAGGGATTATTATGGCTTAATATGGGGGTACTGTTTTTTAACCCCTGTTTCGACGCTACTATCTTACCACATCAAACAGTCCAAAACAGTACACAAAACAATTTTTTTTAAATTTCTTTTTCCTGCTGTTTATGCTTCGCCCTGCTTTATGGTCTATGCTTTCGCAGCCCTGGGTGCTTGGGTAT